ATGGCTGAGTGCATTCAACGCCTTTATGAAATTCTAAAACCAGGTGAATTTGAAGTTCATAAGGTATCAATGAAAATAACTTATGGCGAGACAGGCGTCATATATTTCTCGTCATACTCCAATATGGATTCAGTTCGTGGTTTTTCCAGGATTCAGTTGTCCATTCTTGACGAAGTATGTCTAGCCCCGCCAAATCTTTATGAAGTATTAGCTTATTGTCAACGTGACCTTGATGAAGACCCAAGAATTATTATGTGCTCAACTCCTAGACCAGCTAACTGGGTAACGTCATTCGTAAAAGATAGAAATATCAAAGTCATTACAGCTAAAACTTCTGATAACAAAAAGATTAAACCAGCTGAAATCGAGTTGATGAGAAAAACTTGTCTATCCGAAGAACAATGGCTACGAGAATTTGAAGGTGTTGAATGTGAAGACAATAATTCTGGCGTATTGTTTACTGATGACCTTTTAGAAGCTGCTCCTATGTCTGGTAGCTGTATTGCTATAGGTTGTGACTTGTCTGGTTTTGGTAAAGACTGTAACTGTATTGTTGTCAGAAAAGGTAATACAATAGTCAAGATTATCAGAAAGGTTCTAGCTTCTGCAAAAGATTTGTTTGCAGATTTAAAGACTATCATTCATGAGTATGGCGTAAACAATATTTCACATATCGCAATAGACATGGCTTATGGTCAAGGTCTTTATGAATTATTGATGGATTCTGATTATAAGAGTTTTACATATTTAATTCCATTTGGTGGTTCTCCAGAAGACCCAGCTTATTTAAATAAACGTGCTGAAATGTATGTTAATGCAAAACGTTATATTACAGAACATGGCATTAATGGAATTGACGATAGAATGAGAGAAGAACTGAAAGCTACACGTTATGAACTCTCGGCTCATGACAAGGTTCAGTTAATAAAGAAAGACGACATTAGATTAATTTTAAAACGTTCTCCTGACAGTGCAGACAGCTTTGCTTTGACTTTTGCGATGGCTGATATGCCCAGAGGCCTTGTTTTGGAAAGAAAATCAAGACAAGGTGCATTTATGGAGTAAAAATACTTTTATAAATATAAAGTTGCGAACATGGCGCTTACCATGCAGAGGATAAAATATTATGAATGAAGACGAAATCAATACCGGCTCAATCGAAAACACTGAGGCTGAAGGTGATAAGATTGAACAGATAGAGATTCCCGCTGAAGATTCGGCCCAGCAAACCGTTTCCGAAGAAAGTAATGTGGTTCAAAAGGGTGAACCGAGGAAGACATACACTAAGGAAGAACAACAGGCATATTCTTTCAGAAAGCAGCTTGGAAAACAGAAAGCTAAGTATGAAGGTCAATATAACCAGTTGCAAGCCCAGTATAACGAGCTCTTAGCACGACTCGATAGATTGGAAAATCCAGATAAGTATGCTCCACTGAACAGAAATCAATTCCAGGACGACGATTCCTATATTGACGCTATAGTGCAGCAAAGATTCGACAACATGTGGAATCAGAAATTGCAAGAAGCACAGCAGAAGTATAGCGAACAGGCAAAACAGGAACAAGAAGTTCAGGCTTATAAGACAAGACAGGATGATAACGTCAAAAAGTTATTTAAGACTCCTGAAGCAGAACAACAGTATAGACAAGCTATCGGAACTGCTCTTCAGAATGGATTAGGCGAACTGATTGACGAGGACAAGGAAGTTGCCCAGTATATCATGAGGTCTGATTTAGGTCCGAAGATTCTTTATGAATTTGCTACGAAACCTGAAGAAGTTGAAAAGATGTTCAATGACAACGTTACACCAATGGATAGACAGTTCATGATTAGGGACTTAGAAAACCGTTTACGTAACGAAATAAATAAACCATCGGTGCCAGTCATCGGAAAGCCGGGACTTGGTACAGAGGCTAAACAAGGTTCAATTTTCGATTCTGACGATTCAATTTTGAACTATTTAAGAACACATTAACATTTCATAAAGGAAACATATTATGGCAGATGTAACAAATCATGGCACATTTTCAAACAACAAGAAAGTAAAACTCATCGCAGGCGAAGTCTATGACAACCTTCCGTATTTAAAGAAAGCTCACTCTTACATGACTCAGGGTGAACTCGAAGGTAAGAAGTATGGTAAGACTTATTCTGTTTATATTCCTGACCCGGGTGAAGTTAGCGACGGTCTCGAAGCTAATCCGGATAACATCAATGAAGTTGAAGTTGCTGTTACTCTTCAGAACAAGAACACTTCTGTTCAGCTCGATGCATGGAATAAGTTAACCAACATTGAATCTTTCACTAACGAAATTGCAAAGCCGCGTGGTATCAAGCTCGCACGTTCTGTTGAAAAGGACGCTATCGACCAGACCGTTCCGAAGGCTTTCCAGGTAGTTTCTGGTGATGCTTCTTTCAAGACTCTTACGGATATGTCTACGTCTCTTGACGAAGTTGGTGTTGCTGGTACCAAGGTAGCTTTCGTTAAGCCGTTAGTTGCTGGTACTATTGCTAACGGTGGTCTCGCAAACTTCATTCCGTCTGAAATCCAGTCTAAGATTTATAAGGACGCTTATTTAGGCCAGTATGCTGGTGCTTCTGTTATCACAGAAAACCTCATGCCGATTGTTAACGTTGCTGGTACTGAAACTGCTTCTGTTGCAGCTACTGCAATTACCGCTATGGAAGGTACTGCTACTGTTACTGCAGGTTATACTGTTGCTGTTACTGACAACTTCCCGGGTGTTCCGTTCAAGCTCAATGCTAAGATTGTTGGTGTTGACGGTATGGAAACCGATCAGGACCTCTATGTTATCGCAGATAGCAATTCCGCTGTTCCTGAAATCCGTGTAGCTGTTAAGGGTCACAACATCAATAACGCTAATGCTTGGGTTGAAGCTGGTGAAACTCCTTCTGCTGCAACACTCGCTGTTGCTGCTGGTAAGTATGCTCTCGGTCAGTGCCGTACTGAAGACGCTGTTGGTTTCGATAAGTATAGCTTCGCAGACCTTCCGGGTTCTGAGAACGTTACTGAATCGGTTAACAACGTTTCTATCAAGATGAGCACCTACGGTGACGGTAAGAGAATGGAAACCTTAACTCGTTTGGACCTCCCATACGCAGTTACATTGCCCGATCCTCGAAAAGCTGTTGTAGGCTATTTTAAGATCGGCTAATTTAAAGTGAAATAACAATTATAAAAGGTTAAGGCTCGTCCTTAGCCTTTTTTCTTTCTTGCCATCTTCTTTTATGGGATTCTGACATTCTTTGTTTAGTTTCTTCTGATGGATGTGTTTCAATTTTTGCATTTCTTTTATTTTTTATTGCTTCAGGGAAACTGTCATTTTCCTGATGTGTACACCATCTTAAATTTCTAATATCATTAATATTCATATTGATTGGTTTGTGTGTTTTATGGTCTACACATGATTTATTCTCAGGATTCGGTAAAAAAGTTTCTGCTATAACTCTATATACGCGCGTAAGTTTCCCATTAAATTTTACTGTTTGACGTAGTTTAGAGCCATATATTATTCCATCCAAACGTTTAAGACGACCCATGTTTGAAATTTCAATAATTATATTTCCTCTAATAGGTTTATTATTAGTTTTTATCCATAATTCTGTCATAATAAATAATATAGTAAATTTTTAAGGAGATGTAAACCCTATGATAACTGTGAACGCGCTTTTGAACCAATGTTTTCAGAGATGCTCATTGATTGGAGATGGCCAATCCGTTAGCGGAACACAGGCTATGCAAGGACTTAACGATTTGTTATGTTTAATAGCCGAGCTTAATGGTCAGAATTTGATTCTTTCTGATGTAGAAACTGCTAATATTATTAAAAGTGAAAAAATTAAGATTATGGCAGAACTTCCAGATGGCTGGTCCGTAGTAGAAACTTTACCTTATGGAACTAAAGCCGGTCAAATCTGTAAATGTGGCGACAAAATTTATGCATGGGAACCTGCAACACCAGGCGATCCATCTACGCTCACTTGGGTTGAACGAAATGATATTGTATGGCCTGACTTATTAATCAATCCGCTTCCTGATAGAGTTGTAACATTGTCGAGAAAACTCGGCGTAAGATTCGTTCAATTATTGCCAGCAACAAAGCAGGTTATTGATAGTAAGACAAAAATGGGACTTCCGGTTTTCTATACATGTGAGACACAATTAGAAACGGTTAAGGCCGCAGATACTACTTATACTTATGAAGTATTTAATATTGAGCTTGATTCTAGGCAGACGTTAGAATATCGTATTACTTATCTTAAATCTATTCCAGATTACAAATTAAACGATAAGCTCTATTTTAGTGAAAAGATTATTTCTATTCTTGAAGACGGTATTTGTTCTAAACTTTGTTTACGTTATAAGCTATTGGACGTCAAACCTATATTTGATGAGGAATTTGCAAATGGCGTAAGATTACTTAAGAGAACTAACAATTCTAACCGTCCAATGACCTATGAAGGTTTTGAAGGAAGCTATTTAGACAATTTCTATAATGGTTTTGCTCCAAATCAATGGTAACGAGGTAATTAATGCCAGAAAATAAAATTACATATTCATTCGTAGGTAGTTCTGCGAAAACAAAAAATCCTAATATTCAGGGTGCAGCTATTTCCAGAAATATGTATTCTGGTTTTAACGGCTCCAAGGACGACGCTAGACGTTTTATGCAAAGCTGTCCTGGAATAAAATTCCTGATGTCTTTAGGTGATGATGCTCAGATAGACGGTATGTATGTTCCGTCTACTGGCTTATCTATTACAAACTTTACACCGTCCTTGTTCGTAGCCTATAAAGGTAATATCTATAGAATAGATAATTCTTATGAGATAGAAGTTATAGGCTTCTATACATCTGGTAATAAAGTAGAATTTGCAGAGTCAGCCGGTGAACGTGATGTTTTAATGTGGGTTGATGGTGTTTCTATTTACGGCTATGAATTAAAGAATGGTCAAACTGTAAACATAACTTTACCTAAAAGAATTACAGAAAATGCCTATGTAAAACCTACTCATATAGCCGTTGTTTCAGGTTCTATAGTTATCAATGACCTTGGTTCTGGCTATGTTTATTATTCTAAGCCATATCCGCTTTCGCAAGAAAAAAGAAACATATTTAATATTGTCGACGGTAAGGTTCAATATAAAGGTGATGGAATTACTGTAGATACAAGAGAAGTGGATTCTGGTGAATATTGCTTCTTAGATGATTATGGCGTTCAGATGTATTTTAATGCTGAATCTTCTTCTGATAAAGTTACAGCTGTTTATTCAGTCGGCGCATTACTAACACTTTACGGTCCGTCTTCTATTGAATTCTGGATGAGAGGTGACGCTGAATCTTATCAGACTTGGCAAAGAACTTCTTACACAATCAACAAGGAACAAGGTCTTGAAGCTAAGTATTCTTTGGCTTCTGTTAATCAGACACAGTTCTGTATCGGAACAGGTAAGGCTAATGCAAAATGCGTTTTGATGATTGAAGGAACTAAGGTTACAAAAATTTCTGAAGAATGGCTGGATAGAATCCTTAATGATAACGAGATTTCCAATACACGTGCATGGACCTATTCCAAGAATAACCATAGCTTCTATATCTTTACGATAGGCAATGAAACATATTGCTATGATATAATGACAGGTGAATGGCATATTAGAAGCTCACGTAACTTCTATAATTCTAAGAATAAGCCATATATGCCTTTATACGCAGTATGGTTCAATAACAAGATTATTACTGGCTGTTGCGAAAACGGTAATCTGTATATTCTTGATGAAAATTATTATAAGGAAGATTTCAATGCCACTGATAGTTTACCTTTATATCGTGTTAGACAGACTCCTGTAATTACAGCCGACTATAAGCCGTTTGTATTATATCAGATTTCTTTGGAATGTAATGCAGGTAGCATTGAAAATTACGGTAAGCTTTCAAAATGTCTTTTACAGATGAGTAATGATGGCGGTTATACATTCGGTAATGTTATCGACGCAGGACTTGGCGAACGTGGCCAATATTCTGCAAGATTAAACTGGCTAAACTTAGGCAGGACTAGACAATGTGTAATTAAGGTCATGTTCTCGGAAGATTCTGATTTTGTTATTTCTGATGCAAGTATAAGATTTCAGATTCTTAATACGCCAGTTTAAGGAGTCAATATGATTATTAACCAGACTAGCAAAATAGAAGATATATTACAGGCTGTAAAGGGAACATGGGCTGTTTCGACCGATAATGGTTGGAAATGCACAGAATGCGGCGAAATTAAATTCTATAAGAAATTATGTGAAGAAGGCAATAACGTGTTGCCATCTTCTTTTATGAAAAATAGAACAGATATTGTTCCTTATATGGTTTATGAAAAAGACAAAGTTTCAGGTGGCATTATTACACTTCAAGACCAATATATAACTCTAGAAGCTAATGCCCTAGTAGTTATTATGATGGTATAAATATAAACAGGAGATTAATTTATGGGATTTTTAGATGTAGTATCAAACGTATTCGACCCAGGTGACGTTTTCGGTTACCGCGGTGGTAAGAACGTTTCTAAAGCTAATGGCGCTTTGGACGAAGCTTACAAAGCTGCAGAAGATGCCGCAAGTAAGAACGCAAGTCTTTATTCACAATATATGAATAAAGTCAATAATGCTTATGGCGGTGAAGCTGCAAAAATGGGTGACAGAGTAGCTGCCCTTGAAAATTTGGATGTTTATGATCCTGGTCAGTTCGACGAGAGCAAATACAACAAGTCTATTGAAGATTTCTATTCCAAGGCTGCAAATCAGAGAGTTAACAAAGCCACCAATGCAATTACCAATTCTATGGCTAATGCTGGTAACATGTTCAGTTCTGATTATACTGATGCTCTTGCAGCTAAGCAGCAGGCTTTGGCTAGTGAAGAATGGGATAAAGCTTTTGACAGATACCAGCAGGATAGAAGCCGTGCACTTCAAGAATTTAGCACTAATGCTAATATTGGTCAGCAGACTTATTCTAACATGTATAACAAGAATAAAGACTTGTTAGGCATATCTCAGAACGCACAGGATAACACTTTGAATGCTTTTGGTGCATATACACAGGGTCTTGCAAATAACAACTCTATGCTTGCCCAGAATGCAGCAAATATCGCACAGGGAAAAGCAGCAAATCAGATGACACAGAACAAATCACTTTTAGGCAAAATATTCGGATAAGGAGATAAAAAATGATACCTTTAATTATGGCAGCAATTTCTATGGCACAAAAGAAGGCTCAATCTGAAAATCAGGACCTTCAGAATCAGGCTAATGCACTTCGTCAGAACCAGATTCAGATGGCTCCGCAAATGCAGATTCCGACAATTAATTCAGTATTTGGACAGCGTTAATGAGTATATTTAGCAGCTTAATAGGTAGAGTTTTCGGAAGACCAAAACCTGGTGAAGGTTATGGTCCTATGGCGCCTATTAATGAAATTTTAAATAATAACGTAACCAAACCTTTTGATTATGGTGTTGTATGGATTCCAGGAGCTGCACAGGATAATGCGCTATTTAATGCATCTGAAGCTGAGGCTGCATTAGCACAAACTCAACAAGAACACAATGACGCTTTAAATAAATTCCTTAATGCTACTCAATATAAGCCAAGTGTTAGAGCTAGAATGGGTAGAGAAACAGAAAAGAATTTAGTTAAGTGGAACCCAAATAAAGATACTAAGCCAAGAAGACCATTAACACCAAGCTCTTCGGTTATTTCTGATATTAAAATATTGCCAAACAATAACATTGGCGTAAGATTTAATAAGAAAGGTCCTAAGGGAGGAGGTGAATATTACGAATATAGAGGAGGTTCAACTGTTCAGGAAGCTGCGCAGGAAGTTCTTAATTTATTACGTGGTGGTTCTTTAGGTAGAAATCTTAATACTAGAATTCCTGGAACATGGGGTGCAGCACACAATATTCCTAGATAAATATAGAAGAGGTAATTCAAATGGCATTAACAAATAATTTCATATCACCTACAAGCTTAGTATTTGGTGTTCGTGATTTTGCTCCACAAATAGACCAAATGCAGCAGAATGATACAAAAGGTTTACAGAATGCGTTTAAGTTTGGAACGCAGGTTTATGATTATATGAAGAATAGACAGATTGCTAATGCTATCAAGAAAGGCGATATTGATAAAGCAGCTGAACTTGATGCACAACGTATTAACAATCAAGATCCTACTTCTATATTTAGATGGAAACTTGGTCAAGAACAGGCTAAGCAGTTACATGACGAAACTCTTGCTGCACAGAAAGCACAGCAAGAAGCTGCATTAAAAAGAACCGAAGCTGAAAAAGCATTACAAGAACAAAAATCTAGAGATGCTATTATTAATGAGGTAACTAATACATTGCCTACTATGACAATAGGAATGGAAACTACTCCAGAGCAGAGACAGCAATATCTTAATACTTTAGCTGGTTTAAAGACTAAAGCTCAGAATGCTGGTGTTCCTATTGAAATGATTACAAGGAAAGAAGAAGAATTAGCTGGTGAATTACCGTCTATTAGACTTCAAAATTCTTATACTAATTTTGAAAATATGTCTGACTTGTTTGACAAGAAGACTGATGCTGGCGGTTATGCAAATAATCTTAAAACATATAAAGAAGCTATATGGAATGAATGGATGGCACATCCTGAATTCCAAGATATTCCAGCTTATCGTCAGGCTATGATTAAAGCTATGAATGCACATAACCCAGTTCAAAAGAAACCTGGAACTAAACCAAGTAAAAGGAAGTAATAATGGCTAGTACAATAGAACAAATCGATGCATATCTTAAAAAGAATAAGAAACCATTATTCTCTAATCTTAATAATTGGTATGGCAAAAACGATACTGATGCAAAGAATCTTAAGTTTTTATGGAATGCTGCTCAAGACGCTAAAGGTATCAATAATAAAATTGAAGCCTTTAAAACTTTACAGGAAGAACTTGCTCATTGGACTGATTTAGAAGAATTAGAAAAACAAGAAGCAGAACTTACTGAAGCTGGTGCTGATAACTGGACAGATCCACAGGCTAAAGTTGAAATGGATAAAATGCGTTTCTTTGGACAGTTATCTAATACCCCTTCTATTGATAAACTTACAGATTTGTCTATAGACGATGTATATTCACAAGGCTATGACTTTGAACAAATGAAAGCATTAGCTAATGAATATGGATATGACTATACTGATAAAGAAGATCGTAAAGAATTTCTTGATAAGCTATTTGAATATCAACATCAAAAAGATCTTGAAGCTATTTGGAATGATGACATTTATACTAGCTTAGTTACTCCGCTTGCTAAAGAATATGCAAAACAGAATTATCAGGATATTGATAGTAGATGGCAATTAGCACCAGTATTAGCGGCTGATGCTGGTGTCAATACATTGATGGCTGGTATTCCAGGCGGTGCAGCAGGAAAATATTTAAAATTTGGACCTAAGGCACAAATGGCAATAAACAACACTGTTGCTCCTGCAGCTAGAGCAGGTCTTAAGATGGCTATTAATGATGAGTCATTTGAAGATGCTGGTAAGGATGCTTTAAATGAAGTTGCTACTAACTTTGCATTCAGATTTGGTATGCGAGGTGCACAACGATATGGTAAGGAATTACTCCCTACAGGTGGTAAACAAACTGTTCAAAGCAGAGCAAATGAAATGGCTAATGCTGCACGTAACAGAACAAATATTCATTTTAGAAAACCTAAACCTAAACTTGATGAAAATGGTTCTGCAATAGCTGGAGAATATGATGGTTTTGAATATTTCGTTTATGATAAAAATGGTGTTCCTAAACCGTCTAGTTATAAAGCATGGGTAAATGATCCAAATAGAATTGCTAATGAGGCTGGTTCTACTATTGAAAAAGAATTAGAAAAACAAGCTTTAATTGGTAATAAACGTGCAAATCTTAGTGATAAAACTAAACAAGGTATTACTACATATCTTGAACAAACAGGAAAAGAACCAGAACAGATGCTTTATGATGAAGTAGCTGCAATGGGTGCACCTAGAGAAAGTATATGGAACTTTGCAAAAAATAATCCAGTTACTCAAGATATAGGTAGCTATATCAATAACTTACAAGGTCGTTCTAAGTGGGGTGGTGCTGCATTAGGTGCAGTAGCTAACTATGACCCTACACAAACAATTTCTCAGAAAACATTCGAAAAGAAGCCAAAATTAAGTAAACAAGATCAAGCAGAATTAGAATTATTACAACGTTTACGTGATTTGCATGCTAAGAATCCTGAGTTCTTTAAAGCTCCTAAAATACCGGATAAATTTAAAGATTACTTTAATGAAGATCAAGCACAGCAATGGAATGAAAACGTTAGAATAACTGATATATTTAATTAAATGAAGAGGGTTAAACACCCTCTTTTTTAATTACATAATATAGAAAAACCCGCGACAATTGTCAACGGGCATTTAGAGGTAATTTTATTTCAGATAACTACTTAGCATTAATAATTTGTTCAATGGATAATTTATATTCATCTGTCAATGATTTATAGAATGGACTAGATTTTTTATATTCTTCAAAAAGCTTATGTTGCAATTTTGTAAAGTCTTCTTGCATTTTTCTGTATTCTTTATTTTTTTGACAGAATTCATTATAAAATTCATTACAGAAAGTATTTGTAATGCTGATTTTATCTATACAAAAACTTTTTTCAGTGTTGGATAAAATTTTTTCGCTACTTATTTTTTTGATTTTCTTTGCAGTATATTTTTCAATATCATTTTTTAAATATGGACCATATAATATGTCATGTTGTTCAAAAATATTGAATGTTCCATATTTCTGTAGCATTTTGCAATTTTTAGCCATATTTTCAATCGAATCAAATAACTTAATAAATTTAATAAAAAATGGCTCTCTACTTGTATTATAACTATCATCAGTATCGAATTCATAATTGATTTCATAATTGTTATAGTTATACAAAAGACTATTATATGAAAGCTTTGCACCAGATTTAAGCTTTAACAAAGATGGTTTACATTTTGTATTATCATTTACTTTTACTGTCGAGAAATAATTATACATTTCTTTATCATTATCAGTAAATGTCCAATCGCCTAAAATTAACTTACAAGCCTTAAGGTTCATATACATGATAAAATACTTAAGGATTTCCCACATTCCGAACCACATTTCATTTTCTTTAACGTCTTTGAAATGCTCATAAAGCTTTTTTTCATCAAGAAAATCTTCATTCCCTTCAAACTCTGCTTCTGCTACAATTTGTTCTTCTGTAGCTTTAATATATTCATGAACTACTTTTTCAATTTCAGAGATCCATTCAGGTTTAATTTCTTTAATTTCTTCAATAGGAAGTTTATTAATGGTGCATTTTATTACTTTCATTTTATACTCCTTGTTTTGATATTCATAATATAGAAAAAAGTTGTCATGCGTTAACGAAAATATGGTATAAAAATTAACGCAGACAACTTTCTTTCAATTCATTTATCTATTAATAAGCAGGACATTCTGTATAGTTACGAAGAGTATCTTCATCTACGGCATTACCGTTTTCGAATTCCAGTGCAATTTTACCAAGTGTTCTAATTGTAGGAAGTTTTCCTTCAGCTTTATAATACTTGATAGCAGCTGGCGAAGTAAGGAACTTAACAGCTTTTTGTGCATTAGCTTTCTTGATAGTAATATCATTGAATACTTTAATCTTATCTACGGAATTCTTGATAAGATCAACAGCTCCATCGACAGAGAAAAGCATTTCCTGGTGCCAACCACGATTGGACACTGCTCCTTCTGTTACTCTGTCAATTACAGATAACGGCTTATTTGTTAAAATAACAAGAGCTCCAGTAAAGAAGAACGTATCAGGAAAAGTTTTTCCTGCGAGATGTGCAGCCATAGTTTTCGGATTAAGCTGTGCAATTTCATCCATTTTGTTCTTAATTGCGCCGTTATTTTCAAGTTTAAGCTGATTAACATGAATACAATTAGAATTCTGCTTCTGCCAAGACAATTTACGAAGATGCTTAGTTTCAGTGCATGCCTTGAGAAGAGAAGCTCCATCTTTAGAATCTTGTAAAATAGAGTTAACGTCATCAAGAACAATAATAGCGTCATTATGTTCCCACATGAACTTATAAAGTTCAACAGCTGATAAAGAACCAGTTACAATTTCCCAATTTCTAATAGTTTGAGCTTTAAGCAACTGTTCTGCAGTATAAGTCTTACCTACACCTTTATCACCAGAAACAATAGCTACATGACAAGGAATGGGCTGACCTTTCTTACCAATCATCATTTTTTGAATATGATTAGTAAAGTCACTCATCTTCTTCTGGTATTCACTGTAAGAGTTAATGCGATTCAAGATTTGAACAGTATTCATTTTATTTCCTTATTGGTTAATTGTTATGAGTATAATATAGTAAATTAATTTTCTGTTGTCAATCCTTTCATCTCAAGATATTTTTCTTCAGTCAACAATAAATCACTTCCTTTTACATTACGTACCATATCTTCGACATAAGCCATATCTATATTGACAATATCTATAAACCAATTATTAGTAAGCTGCAATACATAAGAATTTATTTTACCTAGTTTACAGTTTCTAAAATATTGTAACAATATTTTGTCATTTTCTGTAAAGTCTTCATTTTTTGCAGCCTTAATTTGCATCAATCTATAGAAATACTTTAGAATTTCAAGATTACCGTAGACTAGACCATACTTACAATTATTATAAAACCTATCCATCATGAAATCCATATTAAGAATTTCAGGAATACCACATTCATCAGCTTCCTTTTTTAATAAAAGCTCTGCTTCGTCTGGTGAAACACTATAATTATCAATATTCTTTCCAGAACGAATTATATTATCTTTTTTAGAACGAATTATTTCATTTAATTTGTTAATAGGATCGCTGATGTATTCTTTATAAAATTTTTTTCCATATTCTCTATTTTTTCTAAGTCTTTCTTCTCTATGTTCAATATCTTCTTTTTCAAGTCTTTTATGATTAATTTCTTTAGAATATTTTTTATGTTCTTCGTACCATTCTTCACCATAACGTTCAATAAAACCAGCTTTTGTAGTAGGATATTTTTTATGATGTTCCCTAGAATATTTTTTACGGTTTTCGTACCATTCTTCACCATAACGTTCAATAAAACCAGCTTTTGTCAAGTGAGTACGCTTCCGATTATACTCTCTATTCTGTTCTAACTGTTTCTTATACGCTTCTTCGCCGTATTTAGATATAAATTCATTTTTAGTCATATTTCAAATATAGTAAAAAGGGTGTCATGTGTAAACAGTAAAGTGAGGCAAAAGTAAAAACACAGACACCCTTTTCATTATGGCAAGTTACAAAATTGTTACAACGAGATAGTCAGAACCACAGTAAATCTTATATAAAGGCTTTTTAGAATTCAACTCATGAATTTCGAATTGTCCACCACCATAAATGAACAAATCAACATTTGCAATATAAAATGGAACACCAACAGTTTCTTTATAATTTGTAGTAACTAGCTTATTCATAAGCTTTGTGATAGTATCGCTAGATGAATGTTTTAAAGCATATTCATCGTATTCTTTAATCAAATCATTAAATGTAGACATTTTTAATCTCCTTATTAAACAGCAAACATAAGTTCACGTTCCATTACTTCATCAATCGAAACTTCATAATGAGAAACAGCTAGAAGACAGGCATTTCTAAAGAACTTGACAGGCCAGCCCATCATTTCAGCATTAGACTTTACCCAAGAAGCAAGTTCCTTCTTAAGTCGACGCTTAGCATTACGCTTAAGACATACCCATTTGGAGCGTTCAACTGCATTCAACTTCTCAGCATATTCTTCCATAAACTTATCTAATTCTTTTTCAGTTGTAAATTCAATAGCATCGTCGCCATCTGCCGGAAATGCATAGTAACCAATAGGTTCTTCCATATCTTCATCTTCTTCATTATACAGGAAACCTGGTGTCATAATACATTCTTCAGATTCTCTTTCAATAATGCAGAGAGATGTGTAATAGTTAGTAGAATCACCACAGTAAGGTTTGACGATATAATGCTTCATTTTTAATTCCTCATTGTTTGATTGTTTACGTGTTACAATATAGAAAAAGTCCCAAGGTTTGTTAACCCTAGGACTTAGACAATTTTATTTCAGACAACCCTAAATAAATTTTTGATTTGGCGGTGTTAAAGCAATTAAGTATTTGTTGATATGGTCATTGCTTTCCATAAACTCACCATTATTGTTTATCCAGTCATATTGATATTCCAATATTTCTTTCCAATGTTCTTTGACATTCTTGAAGACTGTTTCTAATTGTTCTATTGTAGGATTTACTGGAACTTTACAATAGGGGTGTAATACTTCATAAGGTGAATAATCAAAAATAGTTCCAATTACTATAGCACCAATTGCAAAACCTTCAGCACATTTTAAACGAGATTTAGCTCTATTGAAATCATTTTCTTGTAATGGAGCCAGTATAATATCAGGCTGCATTCTTGTCATGAAAGCTGCATAGTTTGGAGTATCTTGCCATGGAGAAGTTTCAATCATTTCATGAACTGGTCCCAAAAAATAAGGTTTGTCAGCCATTGCATGCAACTGTATTTTCTGTTCTTTAATTTCCTTTATCAAGAACTCTGGCCATTTTCCTGTATAATCTCCTCTCAAAGCAGTAACGCCACCTGGAAATTGCTGAGATATAGGCTGCGGCATTCTATAGTGTTGCATTCCAGACGGTATAATACATAAAGGTTTATCTCTAAAGAATGTCTTTTTATTTGCACTATACATGCTCTTTGGTGCAGCGTTTTCTATTACCTTTACATTCCAATAATTATAGTCTTTATTGAGCTTACGTCTCATAAATTCAGTCGTAACAATCATTCTATCGAGATACTTTAAAGACTCTCTAAAAATATGTTCGATTTGGTCCCAAGGTCTAGGCTGTAAAGAACTCATATTATAATCTGGAATTATGTTCCACCAAGCATCATCTATTTCTCCGACAATTCCATATCCAAATTTAGGCTGTAATTCAGCATATCTTTTAATCCAGTCTAACATAGGTTGGCTACATGGTCTTTGAAATAAAATACATTTACATCTAACCATTAAATTACCGTCAAATATCGGCATTGGAGAAATTACTACCTTAGTATTAAAACAAGCATTTGCGTTTATATGGTTAGCCATAGTTGCAATTCTATGCCAATAACAACCACCTGAACCGCCCATTTCTGGAGTAATAACCAAAACAATATCTTTATTCATTAAAATGCTCCTTCTGTCTTAACTAATTGTGCAGGGAATACAGGAACTTGTGAAGCTACATTTTTCCAATACATTGTAGCGAGTCTTTCGGCTAAAAACGATAATATTCTACATTGATATTCAGGGTCATTATTACGGTCCTTGTTCTCTCGCACATAATTGCCTTCTGTGACCCTTTTCAACGTCCTCGTATGTT